GGAGACCTCTTATATCTTGGAGGTTGCCAATAAAATCCTTAAGGTATTAGATAGCCGAGGTAAAACCGAGGCTATTCGATACACTAAGGACCTTCGATTAAAATTTACTAAGGTCATATTAAATATGGACCCAGTAGACTTTAGTAGAGGGGACCAGTTATGGTTACCTAAGATTTTAGTGAGACCGGTCAAATATATACAAAGTAGTAGAAGTTACCCTTTTATAAGGCTAATCTTCTCTGCCCTATATATTACTAGATCGATCAAGTTAGATAGTGAAATATCATTTGAAACTATCGAGAAAGGGCCCGAATATATCGGTACTCCCTCATCGTTAGACAAAGATATCAAACTATTTCTAAAAGACTTAGGCGTGAATCTTAGACATATAGGTAAACCACCTAAATCGGTGAGATTTAAGGAGTTTCATATGACCTCTAAATCTGGTCCTAATGGGCATGCCCTATGGACTAGTTTTAAAGATTTAATGTCATTATCCCCTGACCAAGCAGAATCTATTAGGATTCTGGGAGGAGAGAAGTTAATGAACCTCATGTTTAAGTTTTCTCAACTTTACCAAAGAATTCCTCAGTTCTTCGATAATCGGAACCCTATCACTAGGGAGCCGACTTCTCGTCGAATTGCGAAAATCAATGATAAAGAGGGAAAAACGAGAGAAGTAGCTATTGGAGATTATTATACGCAAGCGGCACTATTACCGCTGCATAATTTTCTCTATAAGATACTCTCTAGTATTCACCAGGACTGCACATCAGACCAAACTAAACTCTTTTATTCTTTGGAGAAATCAATTGGGAATTCTTATCATAGTATAGACTTAAAAGCCTTTACTGATAGATTTCCTATTGATATTAACCATAGAATATTAAGAGTATGGTTTGGGTTAGAATATGCTGATGCATGGAAGTATTTAATGATAGGTACACCATTTGATTATAAGGGTTATAAAGTTTCATATAACACTGGTAATCCAATGGGTATGTACTCTTCATTTAATACTACTGCACTAGCACACCATTTTATCGTATGGAAGGCATGTAGAATGTCTAACTTACGATGGAAACGGGCTAGATATATGTTACTAGGTGATGATATCGTTATTGCTAACGATACATTAGCTAGGAACTATAAAAAGCTTCTAACCGAGTGGGGTGTTGAAATACAACATTCCAAGTCACATATCTCTCCTAATGGATTTGAATTTGCTAAACAAATCCGTTATAATGGAGAGAATGTGTCACCCTTCCCTTTATCGGCACTCTATGAAAGACGGTCCGAGACTATTACTAGTACCGGAATCATTTTTCATGAGCTATCCTATAAACGGTGGGGTCCTGATTTGATGTCAGTCTTAGAGAGTTACTTTATTAATGTGTTGAAGTGGGAACGGCCAAGATTTAGGCAGTTTCGACCAACTATTAACTTAGTAATATCCTTACTCTTGACTTTGCAAGGGAAAGGCTCAATAGGTAAAGCAGTAATGCAATACGTAAAAGCCCTTATTCCCGGTGCACCTCGAAAATTTACTAAGAAAGTTAACAAAACACTGTTTTACCAGTGGTTAACCGTCAAAGTAATTCAAGAGTTGTACCTGCAATCAAGAGATAGGATAGTTAACCCTAAAACCAAAGGATCGCTGGGTGAACTAGCGACCGAAATGGTTATGTGGATAACATCTCTAAGAGACGGTGGAGCAGATTGCTTTGATTTAATCGAAGCAGTTCCGTTCCTCCAGGTATATGGTCGGGCTGAAGAGGTTTACCTCAAAAGCTATGACCGACTCTACGATTACGGAATGGGAACACAACCAAAAGGATTGCGGACCCTTCTCGGAAAAGTAGATATACCTCTCTCAGACGAAGGATTTTATGTACGTCATAG